GGAAGCAGGAGTAGGCTATTCCACCCCTAAGTTTGGAGGAAGGGTAGGAACAACACTAAGCGGAGGAATGACCGGGGAGATGCCTTCGCAGGAGTTATCGTTTGAAAGTTTTTTAAATGATTTTTTTGGAGGCCAATTGACAGGAGGTGCCCGTAGTACAATAGGAAGACCCAGTTCTACAGCAGCTAATTTACAATATCGTAGACAATTTTAAATAGTTATGGCCGAGAAAAGAGGTAACCCAGCTTTAGTCAAAGGAGGTCCACCACTCAATCCTCACGGTAGGCCAAAAGGAACAAAGAACAAGTTAACGCTTCTTCAGAACGAATTGATAGACCAATTCGCTGGAGAGATGAATAAAGAATTTAAAGCTATTATACGAAAAATAGTACAGGAAGCAAAAGGAGGTGATATGACAGCCGCACGCCTTTTACTTGAAAGGGCAATACCGGCTCGAAAGGCTGTAGAGCACTACGGTGCTCAAGAGGCAGGAGGAATTATTATAAATATTAAGGGTCTTGATGACGTTAGTATTAATGAAACTGATACTGTTGACGCAGTATTTGAGGAGGTAAATGAATATGAAAGATCGACAGAGTAGCGACAACGCCAATATGGGCAAGTCAGGTGGAGTTAATAACCAAGGTGGTACGCTTGGTGCAGAGATGCATGTGGCAGCCTCTATAGCCCCGGCATCAAATATCCCGCCAAAGGGTGTTTCAAACGGCGGTAAATAGTATGCCAAGTGGAAAAGGAACTTACGGTACAAAAAAAGGTAGACCGCCTAACAAGAATAAAAAGAAAGAAGTAGAAATGACCCTCGCAGAAGCTAGGAAAGTTGGACTTACCGGACCTAGAAAAAATACAAGGGTGTCTGGCATCACCAAGAAGAAATTAAAAGAAATTGAGGAGGACGCAAAGCGGCGGTTTGCGGAAAAGCTTATGATGGAGCTTTGGTAGTAGGCCGTTCTCCTCTTATGGAGTTTCTGAAAGGTAGTCTGTGACTACAGAGCTTAATTTTACACTACATCCTGCACAGCAAAGGATTTTTAATTCCCCAAAGCGTTTTAAGGTTGTAGGGGCTGGACGAAGATTTGGTAAATCTTATCTTGCCAGGGTAAAATTAATAGTAAAAGCTTTGGAGATGCGGAATGAGTATGGTTATGAACTGGCGGATAAAGCTTGTTATTACATAGCTCCGACATTTAACCAAGCCAAGGATATTATGTGGCAGTCTTTAAAGCAAATGGCTGCACCTATAACGAAAAAGGTAAGGGAGAATGAGTGTATACTCACCCTTACAAACGGAAGGCAGATTTATCTTAAAGGATCTGACCGACCGGAGACACTTCGAGGCGTTGGGTTGTCGTATGTCGTTCTTGACGAGTACGCATTTATGAAGGAAGAGGTTTGGACGGCTATAATTCGGCCAACTTTAGCCGATGCAAGAGGGGGAGGACTGTTCATAGGGACTCCAAACGGTAAAAACCACTTCTACGATTTGTTTTTGAGTGCTGAAAAGGCGGAAGAGACAGATGATTGGGGTGCTTGGACATTCAAATCACTAGATAATCCGTTTTTAGACCCTAAAGAAGTCTTATTAGCTACCAAAGATATGCCTTTGGAGTTCGTAAAACAGGAATTTGAGGCTAGTTTCTCTTCATTTGGGGGCACAGTCTTTAATTCTGACATGTTCACGGTGGAAGATAAGGGTTTTCACGGCGGAGATCTTTACATGGCTGTAGATCCAGCGGGATATGAAGATGTTAAGGGGATAGCACAAGGTAAAACTAAGAGATTGGACGAAACTGCTATTTCTGTAGTGGAAATTTCAACTGACGGGTGGCATTGCCACGAAATAATCACTGGTAGGTGGAATGTAAGAGAAACGGCTGTGAGAATACTACGTGCAGCACAGAAATACAAGCCTAGAGCGGTGGGTATAGAGGGCGGGGCTTTAAAAAACGCTTTAATGCCCTATCTCCAAGATAATATGAGGCGATTGAACACATATCCGTATATTACAGCGTTATCGCACGGGAATCAGAAGAAATATGATCGTATAGTGTGGGCATTACAGGGAAGAATGGAGCAAGGACGACTTACATTTCAACCTGGAGACTACACGACGAAACTTTTAAACCAACTGTTAGATTTTCCTAATCCTTTAGCACATGATGATATGATGGATAGCTTGGCTTATATAGATCAAATAGGTGTCACACCTTACGATATGGATCAACGTTTAGGAACTTCTGAATGGGAGCCACTAGATCAAACAAGTGGTATGTAAAAAGGATATTAGAATATGGCTGTAGCAAAACTTGTAGACCCAGTAGTAAATTCTCCTGCACAGGAGAAGAAAGTCTATGATGACGAAGTAACAGGCTGGGTGGTTTACAAGGTTGAGAATTGGGAGCGATCTCGTAATGCCCAACATCAAGACAGGTGGAAGGAGTATTACAGGATTTGGAGGGGACAACATGGTGGTGAGATGGATAAAATCCGGTCCCACGAACGCTCTAAGATTATCGCCCCTGCCCTACAGCAGTCTATTGAGGCAGGTGTCTCAGAGATGGAGGAAACTATTTTCCACAGAAAACGGTGGTTTGATTTGGAAGACGATGTACGAGAAAGAATCTTTGAGCAAATTATTAAAGAGAATCAAGAGCAGATATCTCCAGAGCAACTACAGGAAATAGCGCAGAATATAGATACTAGACTCGGACAGATTACTGATCAATTATTGGAAGACTTTGAAACTCGTAAAGTTAATAAGGCGATATCTGAAATACTACTTAATGCTGGTCTTTACGGCACAGGTATAGGTAAGATTACTGTAGAGAAAAAACCAAGACGTATTCCTTTGACGGGATCTATGGGTACTACTTCAGATATAGCTTTTGAAGAAGATTTACACGTTAGCTTAGTTCCGGTTGACCCAAATGAATTTGTTATAGATGTCGCTGCAAAGGATATAGAAAGTGCTTTGGGAGTAGCCCACATGTACACTATCCCAAGGCATGAAGTGTTGCAGAAGCAGGAGCGTGGTATCTGGAATAAAACTCCTGTAGGACTTTATCACACTATAGATGAGCAGCATGCAACTTTAGACATTACAGAAAAGAATTACGAGCAGGTTGAGCATGTAGAGATAATGGAATATCACGGGTTAGTTCCAAAAGGTTTATTCAAAAAAGCAGAAAAGGATAGTGTTACGGATCCTTTGGCAGAATTCGCGGAATTAAATAGTGAACTAGATTATGACGATGCCGCCGACATGGTGGAGTGTATAGTTTGGATAGCTAACAGAGGCACGTTGTTAAAGATTGTTCGTAATCCTTTTATAATGCAGGATAGATCGTTTGTTGCTTTCCAGTGGGATACGGTTCCCAATAGATTCTGGGGTAGAGGTATCGCAGAGAAGGGATATAACCCACAAAAAGCACTTGATGCAGAGCTTAGAGCTAGAATAGACGCTTTGGCACTCGCAACCTATCCAGTAATGTTGGTTAATGGAATGATGGCCCCACGTAATGGTGATTTTACTGTTCGGCCTGGAAGAAATATTATAGTTTCTGGTCCTGTTAATGAAGCAATTGCTCCCTTTAAATTCCCCGGCCCTGACTCACAAAGTTACAGACAATCCGCTGAATTTGAGAGAATGGTTACTATGGCAACAGGATCATTAGACACCGCTGCCCCATTAGGAGTTAATCCGCGAAATGAGACAGCAGGTGGGATGTCCATGATGATGGGCGCGTTGCTCAAAAGAGCCAAGAGAACTCTCCGAAACATGGAATATGAGTTCCTTTCGCCATTAATTCACAAGATTGCTTGGCGGTATATGCAGTTTGATACGGAGAGATATCCCGTAGCGGACTACAGATTCAAGGTTCACGGGGCATTGGGAGCACAGGCTCGCGAGTTTGAAGTAGCACAACTCACCCAACTTCTTCAAACAACTCCTCCTGGTTCTCCCGCTTATTGGATAATTCTTAAAGGAGTAATTAAGAATTACAATGTGGAAGATAAAGAAAAACTTATGTTGACGATAGATACTTTTCTACAAAACTCTCTTAATCCGCAACCTCCGCAACCTGATTTTGACCAGCAAGTTAAGATGGCTGGACAAAAACTTAAACAAGAGCAGCATCAATTTA